TTCCATTGATCGGATGAAGGAGATAATTTAAGCTCTCCCCACCATGCTGCAACGGCATAAGGATTAACACTCATGTGTACACTAGCTTTATCTTGATTGATAAAGGCAACTTCGTCAGCAGAATAATCGATTGGAAGGCTAGCCATGCCATCTGGATGAATACCATTTTGGTCAAGGTTAGTCAATACAAATCTATCATTCGATTCACTAAATGTAGGTCTCATTAGACCCTCGACCTTATCAATGGAAACCAGGCAACCTGGGTCGAGTGTATCTGCTGTACCATGACCGAGGAAACTATCAACTACGATTCCATTCTTAAATCTATCCATATTGGTCACGCCATCAACAATATCCCTTTGATTAGCATCCTGTTCCAATAAAGACATGGTCTGAAAATATTCGATATTCTTAATGCGAGATTCAAGTTCGCCAATATCTCTCATTGTATATCTTCTATTATCAATGTACTCATTATCGATATCTTTAATATCAAAAGTATAAGCAGGAACATTGACAGTATAGAGATGCATAGCATTGTCTGGTATACTTGGTTGATTTGGATACAGGGCAGGAGTTCCTTGTATGACCTTAAATTCTCCAAGTGTATTTACAATAACAACATCAATTCTATTGAGATAGTAATTTACTTTTGCTTCTACAACACTATTTGGATCGAAGAATGTGTCTAAGCCGTTTCCTTGAAATGAAGATTCGTCGCCGCGGAAATCAAGGATATCACTGAGTCTGATATCTTTATATGATGGAATATCTTCATAATCGATGGTGGCGGCCGCATATGAGTTTTTGCTATAAAAAGAACCTAAAGCTCCGCGGGCAAAATATTTAAATGTAACTTTAACTGTAGAAGCACTTAAATCCTCAGAACCTGTATATCTAATCTTTGATTCTTTGTAAATACCATCTCTTTGACCATCATCCAGTTCGATATCATCTAATGGGATATCTGCATCAGGGCAATCAGTTGTAATAGTGGCACTTACAATTTCATATACATCAACTTTTCCTAATCCGCTGAATGTATCATCAAGATTACTCACGAACTCTACTTCGGCCATCGTAGATGTTTTTGTTTTAGCAGCAAGTGTGACCTCAAAAGAATTTAATACATTTACATTAGCACCATCGGCCAACCCATGGCCCGATGGTAAATTCAGATTAACCTTTCTTCCTGCATCGGCGGAAGGGATGGTGGCACTGTCTGGAATGACGACATCTTGGCTGGTATCACCTTTCTGAATAATATAACTTTCCCCACTCTCATCTTTGAAAATTCTTTCATCTGGATTAGTCGATGCATCAATTGTAACTACATCACCAGTCACCGTTCCAATAGACAATTCTCTCATCTTAAATTTACATTCAGCGGCATCTACATTAGATATATTTTGATAAGGAAGAGTAATGAAACTCTCGGAAATCGCCGGCTCAATGATTGTACTTGATGGTGTAAATTCAAAATTAGTACCAGTGATAGCACCTGTCTCATTGAATGAACCACTTACATTATAAACATACAATCTAAATTTATTGCCGACTTTTTCGATACCTCTTACTTTAGCTGATGCGCCGGTGCTTGTTTGCGTGACATGGATTCCCAAAGCGGGCTGTCCTTTCAAAGCACTGGCGTTGCCTTCGATATATGAACCCAATTCTGCAGTAACAACCGCGGCGACGTCATCTTCTTCTGTTCTTCGCGCCTTCTCGACGGGAATATCAATTCTTTCTTTTGCTTCAACTCTGAAACCTTCTACATAAGCGACAGAAGGTTCGATACCGATGGAGAATCTAGATTCACCGTATTTTACAACATCGCTCTGAGTTGTACCATCACTAATTATTACGTCTGCCTCGGTTGGTACAATGCCCGAAATATCTCCTTGTTTAACAGTGATACTGGCATCACGAATCTGTTGCTCGGTATATAATCCTCGATTTTCATCATCGTCGATATCATTATAATATTCTCTAACATCAATGACAAATGGCGCGACGGCATAATCTCCGCTCTCTTCATCTGTTCTTTGTGCAAGAGTATTGATAATATTGTTACCTAAAACATCTGATACACCGATTCTATCTTTACCATCCTTGATTTCTTCGATAAATGAGAATATTTCATCGCCATCATTTATATCTTCGAGAGAGATGCAATTATTATATGGCACTTGGTAGCCATCACCACGTCTATTATCCTCAACGAACGCAATATCATTCTCACTTGTTACACCTTCACTAAGGAAAATGAGTTCTAGATCAATTGAATATCTGTCTGCACCGGGAGCCTTATAATTAGGATACCCTGCCGCATTATCATAAAGATCATCATCATCAGCTGGTGTTATTATGTTTTCATTTACTTTGAAAGCAAGTTTACCATTGACTAGATAATCATTTTCGGGTTTTACAAGATAGATCGTCTGTTCATCACCTAATACAAATTGTCCTTTTACAAAGAATATCCCTGTATCTACTTTAGCGATAACCGCTTGGTGTGTTGCAATAATAGAACCAATAGAACCGCTACTCTGTATTGGGAAAAATGGGTCGCCGCCTTCGGCCTCGGCTGCCAATGATCCTCGGCCAGAAAGTTCAGTAATCAGCTCCTCCGTAACGGGGTCTTTAATATCTTTTTCCCCTGCATAATAAACACTCCCACTTTGTGGAAATGACTCAACATTATCATCTGATTCATCTTGATACGTATTATCGTATCTTACGAAAAATCTTACATTACCATCAACAAGTTCTTCATATTTCAATACTGTCGCATTTATGTATTTTACAACAGGACTATCACTGACATGATATTGTAATGTTGTGAGATTATCGAGGCAGTGCACCCTGTTTGTATTCGTAAAAACAGAATCATCTAAATCAATGTCCACTGCGTAAATCTTATCATCAAAATGTTTTTCCCCAGCAACAACAGCCGCACCATCTTCGAATGTTGACCTACCCAGAGAATCAATCTGTGCTTGAAGCATCGACTGCATTTGGTTAAGCTCGCGAGCTTGAACAGAGACACCTGGTTTATAAAGAATTCTTAGATAATTTTTCTCTTCCGGTGTCTTTTTTCCAAGAATCGTCAATTTCGACGATTGAAAATCATCGACGTATGGTGTTTCCTCGTATGTTGTAATATTATTAGGCATATTATCTTTATTTAATTATAATTGAATTAGAATTGTATGATAATTCTAAGTTCTTCAATCTGATCATTATTTCTATTAATCCGTTTCCTATTATCTATGAAAAGCACTTCGCCTGTATCGTGGATATATTCGCTCGACTCAATCGATAGGATGTTGCCTCCATCCAAAGTAGTGACTGACCCTGCTACATCGATAGTAATATTATTTGTAGTATCGAACGGCAAGAAATTTGTATTGTGTGGGTCTTGCTGTTGGAAATAAACTTTTCTAGTACCAATATCAACATGAACGATGGTAGCTTTGGCACCGGAAACAGCTTGCTCCATAATTGTTCCAGTATCAAACGCCTGAAGATTCATTTCGCTTTCTTCTAATTGAATATAATCTAAACAATCAATCGCTCCCTCGTTTGAGTATCGCAAAGATATATCTGGATTATCATTATCATCGGGGCTTTGGTCTGATCTTCTTAATGGGTTTTTAATGACCGAAACCTGTCTGTATGCAATAGATGTGAGTGCCTCACCATCAACTCCTTCAGCAAATCTTGAATGAAGGCCTGCATAGTGTGCAGGAGTATGAGTCTTGATATCATATCCAAACCCTTCAACAGGTGCAACAAGTGGAGTTATCTTAATTCCATCAATCTTTGTTCGGACGCCATTCTCATCTTCATTATAAGCGGTAATAGATGCTTTCTTATATAATGCGGGTGCGGTTGAGTAGTCCAACGAAGCATATCTGATTGCGTTAATTCGGGTGTCGAAGGCTAATCCTTCAATCTCATATCGATTATCAATAGTCCCTCGATCTACAATAAGGACATCGGCAATCTTAGCCCCGAGTGAATCAACGCCTTCAAGAACAAGGGTGAGATTCGCAGCATCGATGTTTGATATTGTTTCATTAATTTTATAGTCATAGATCAAACCGCCAGTCGCTGCTGCCGCCGCGGCCACCTCAGCTCCATCCGATAGTGCCTCGGATGAAATACTCACGAATTGATCATTATCTAATTTAGAATTAGCTGCTAGCGGCGCTAAATACACCCAAATATAACCATCGCCTCTATCATAGCCAACCTTTTGGTCATTAGCTTGGAATGTTATATTATCAACTTGTGGTTCTCTTGTCGATGGGCCAGCAGCATTACTTTGTTCACCATTTTGTATGCAAAGATAAATCTTATCATCACTTACTGCCACTGATGGAAAAAGTTCACCCTCAAGTTCGAATGTAAGAGGATCGGTTGGATCATATCTCTTATATCTTCTATCTGTAGCCCATACATTTTTGGGAATCATTGTCTCCATTGTGTCAACTTCGACTAAGGTCATCAATTCTGTGCGTACATCCTCTTCTTCTGCAAGGGTTACTTGCGGAAGGGGCTCACTGAACAGTGTACTCTCTTCTGATATAGGAGGGTCTCCAGCAATATTGGGCCAGGGTATAAGTCTTCCGATACCTATGTAGTATTTGTTGGGTAAACTCCCGCCAGCCTTAAAATCTCTGGCAGCGTTTCTTCTAAATGTTGGGGTTATAATAGCGCTCATATGTTTTAGTTAAATCTTTCTTTGTTTATTTATACAATTTTATTGATCATCAAAGCCAAATGTTGTTGTTGCTGTGAAGTTATCTGCGGTATCAGATTCTCCTGTCGCAACCTTAACTCTCTCGATCGGTTCTGATGTAACCGAGGGTGTTCCCATTAATAAATCTGCTTCAACAGTTTTGATAAGTGGCTTGGTTGTAGTTAGTCCATAGAATCTGATTTTCATTTTGAAATCAAGAGTATGAAGGATTGTTCTTCTTGTTTCGAAATCTCCTTCGTATTCATCTTGAAAAGTAACACCTTCAAGGATAATTGGCACATCGGTTGATGAACCGGGACCATTCATATCTTTAATAGCCACGGTATATTCTGGTGTAAATGTAGGAAGAATCTGCTCCATAATTTGCAGTGCTTCATCTTGAGTCTTAGAAAGAATATTTAATTGCATGCTTAATGTGTAAGGTACACTTTGATTTATAACATCCTTACCATTAGCAGTATCATTGAAATATATCTTATTATTCTTATTTAAACTTGTTGCGGAATCATAAGATATATCAGTAATCTCAAAACTCATTCTTGGAACTTTGATTGCAACTGCTTCATCTCTTCTATCTGATTCTATCCTAGCAAGAAACTTTTGTCTTGGCCCATAAGAAATTGGAACCCTCTCTTCCGTGCTATTATATTTACGAATGCGAACATTATTAAATATAGTTCCGAATACAGCAACGGATTTTCTTATTGTTTGATTATAAAAATGTGTTCCACTAAGCATTATCGGGTATTCCAAATGGGTTTAATTCTGTGAAATCGATGAAATTATTACCAATGTCTTCAAACTCAGAACTCTGATCGGTTTGATAGGTATCACTGGCTTTAATAGGCTCAAAGGTATCAATTGAAAGAATTGGAGTAACGGCACCTGATGCAACATTAACAAGGTTACCATTGGGAGGTGAATCGAAAGTGGCTTTGAAGTTGGAATTAGAACCATCGTCGGCACTTATTCCAGTTACATCAATGATCGAACCTGCGGGCGAACCATTATCACCAATGAGTTCTGCAACTTCACCATTTATGGTGATCGACCCTTGAGCCTGTGTAACATCATCTCCAACGGCAAATTCTGTTGTCGCGCCAGTGATCAATCGTGTTCGTGCGCCAAATTGGCTTTCGAATGCATCGATCTCTTCAATACCTGTATCGATTGCCTCATTGCCATATTCAAAGGCTTCTATCTTGAGTTTGAATACAGGAAGATTTTGTAATTGATAGAATGGTGTTTCCTGTTCGACATATTTGATTTCAAACATGGTTTTCACCATTGGGAAGAAGATAATATCACCTTCTTGTGGTCGAGCCTCGACAGGGTTCTGGAATCTACCAACGAGCTGTTCCCATCTCTTATTTGAAACTACCAATGTGGCTTGGTCTCTTATCTCTAATCCAAACTTGGATAGAAGATCACCTTCTCCTTCGAAGCCATCGACATTCTCTACATACGCCTCGATCATATACGAGGAACCGAATTCTGATAGAGAAGCTTCGTTGAAAATGCCGTCTTCTTTAATTATCTTACGAGGAAGATAGTATACATCATGACCGTATATTCGGAGACCTTCGATAATTATATCTTCGTAAATTCTTTGTTCAGAATTTGTTCCGTGACTGAAATATACATTTCTTGGCATATCATTATTTATCCAACAAAGAAGTGAGGAGGCATTTCGTAGGTGAGTTGCATCTGTTCTTCGATCTTTTCAATATCCTGTACAGCGTCGTCATAAATCTGGCGACCATTTAAAGTAACTCCGCCTGGAAGTTGCATACCTTCAAATTTAATTAAATTCAGGCCCCATTGTCTTTTAATGAGTGCCGTGGTATATTTCTTGAGGAATCTATCATTATAAACCTCTGTGTATGTTTCGGGGTCGAGTGATTGGTAACCCTCAATAATGATATACGAACCTACAGAAACATTTGCTTCCCAATCAATCTCAATTGATAATCTATTTGTGTGCCTTGAGAATGTTGAGATATGTTGCATACCACTGATCTGTCGGTCGATCAATGAAAGATACTGTTGAGTCATCTCGTATGTTAATATTCCGCTGCCGGCATGCTGCATATCAAATATATCATTAAGATGAATCTGATAGTCTACTGAGAACATTCCCGTGCCCGTGGTTCCACCATTGATAGGAAAAACTCTATTCACAAAAAGCATATCATCTGGTAGATCGATATATCGATTATCTATATCATTCTGTGTAACCTGATGTTTACGATAGGTTCTTACAACTGCATCTGAATGATATTCTTGATAAAATTGAATCGCCTCATCTATACGATCAGAAACCTGGTCTTCGTCTACATTGATTTCGATCACGGGCGCGCCCAACGAGCGCATGCAATAGTCAATTAAATCTTGTCTTGAATTTGGTTTAGCCATAATTCTATTTATATTACGCTCCAAGTGTCACACGAGGGGTGACATCTACCTGTCCTTCAATCACTCGTGTGACGATTGAAGGACTATCAGATGAAAGTATTTCGAGATCATAAACATATCTCCCAGATTTTAATAAGGCTGTCTGTGCCGCGGTAATGTTACAAACTAATTCTTTATTGACACTATCGAGAGTGACTGTAAAATCCGTCTTTGTAATTGAATTATATGTCTTTCGAATCTCTCCTCTTCCTGTATAATTCGTTAGAACTAATGAACCCACTATTGGAGCTAGATCAATCGTGACATTAAAATCTGATCCCTGGTCAATAAATAAATTTTTATATGTAGCCATAGTTCTATTTATATGATTTAGTCACATATACATCAGAATCATTTACCATACACCTACTTACAATTGTAGATAATTCACTCATACTCTTCATATAATGTCTAGCATGAGCCATGTAACAGATATCTTTATCGGGGTCACTAGACGAATATATGTTCATTTCCTTTCCGACATCCTCCGTTTGCTTCTTGATATTCTCTAATATAGTAAAATTATCTTTCTTTACTTTGTCTGAATAGTAATATTGACCAGTCAAATCATTTGCACCGAAGTGTAGTGCCACGACAAAGGTTACCTTATCAAATTGATCAGCATTTAGATTATCCCAAAATCCTTTGTACATATTATTGATTGCTTCGAAGCCGGGACAACAATCTCCTTCTCCCACAACATCACCCATTCGAAGGTGTACAACCAATTCATTTTCTTCTGGAATAGGATAGTTATATTTCTCTGTGTGTTTCTCTATAAGATTTTTGAGAAGAGCATAGTCCCACTCTTTTTCTTTTTCCATAAGATAATCAAACATTATGGTGTCTTTAAACTTTGGATTAGATAATATCTCTGCCCTATCTCTTTCCCATCTTACACCTCTTTGGTGTATCAAATCTGTTACCCTATAAACCGAATTGTTCGATAATATTTTTACCTCATTTTCCAAATTCATAATTAAACATTTCTATATCTTCCGCATATCTTTGTGCAACTATCTCACGAGTTTCATCATCATAATACTCTATATATGATTTATGATCTCCTTTATTTATCCATCCAATATCTTGTTTGGGTGCACCTATACAATCACATATATAATCAAAGTCATCTTGTAGATTCTCTGTCTTACCAATGAAGTCTACATCTCCCGCAAATTCTTTCATGGACATAACAGAGTTGGGCCACAAACTATTATCATATTCTTTTATAAATTGCTTAAATGATTTTTTATATGTGATAGGAAAAGGCTTGCCCTGTGATTTCAAAAAGGCTTGCCATTCACGCCCAGGTCCTTTCTTCACATGACAGTATACAGAAAGTAATCTTGCCCAAGGGTTTCTTACAAATGTAAATTTAAAATATTCATCAAGTTTATGCTGCTCAACCAATTTTTCTATCGAGTCAATGGACAAATGATTAGGGTCTTCACGCGAGGGGCCGATTGCGGCGACTACCTCAGCCTTAGTAAACTTAATATGGTGTGGATCGATTACAGCAATCCCATTTTTCTCCATTGTAGCACCACCTATCTTCTGCTGTCTAATGAATATAAATTTGTACTTATCTGATAAAATCATTTTTTTATTCTCATTTTCCAAATTCGTAATTGAATAATTTTATATCTCGAAAATAAAGCCTTTTTATAGCCTTGATTGTCTTATCGTTATAATATTCTGTATAATGTTTCTTATTACGGGTAGCATTAAGATGTGGCAGTTCTATATCATCTGCTTTTATATTTATCAATAGTTGTTTAAAATCCGCATCCAAATTTTCATATTTTCCAACAAAATCAACTTTTCTATTCAAGAAGTGTGTCAGTCTTTTGAAATGCACTTGCTGAAGAATTTCATGTACCGGGGTGTCTAATAAAAATTCTTCGAAGTCTCTTCCTTTAATTAGATTCTTCTGCGCCAATTTATCCACATCATTTATTCCACCATCTTTCAAGAACAGATAAGCGCTAAGGAATCTATCCCAAGGATTGCGTACAAAGGTGAAGAGATAATAATTTAGTATTTTTTTCTCTCGCCAGTAATAATTGGCAGGCTGATGGCTATGAACATGAACGCCAAAAGCATCTACTATTGAATTACCTGCGCACTTTGGAATATGTATAAAAACACACTTTCTCTTATCATCTACCATTCAAGATATTTATAATTCTTGTAATCAAGTGGAGCGTAGATATTTTTATTTTCAAATAGCCTCTTTGATTCATTTGTCTCATGGAAGTGATACATATTGAGATCGGTCTTCATATTATAGCCTGTCATAATCGCAGGGCTGTGAATCTTGACTGCATTCTTATAAGTTTTTGTCTTATATATGTTCTTGGCTCTCATGGGATAATCTAATGGATCATCGTAGTATACTCCCCAACTCGGCGCGGCTTTGGCCCAGCAGTTTCTGAAGCCAAAGATATCTATGTCGGGGTGTTCAATGATCATATCTCTTAATGTGCCATGTGGCCATTCAAGATATTCATCGAAATCACAGAATAACATATAATCATCATTGAATAGATTAAAAGCGTGATTTATCTGTGCCGGCTGTGCATGATGTCCATACTTATAGTGTGAATCTTTTGGTGGTTTTT